ATCAGGACGTGTGCCGGATGCTCAATATCAGTCCCCGCACGTTACAGACCCTGCGGAATAACGGCACGCTGGCTTACTCGCAGATAAACCACAAGACGTATTACCGTCCAGAAGATGTGCAACGTATAGTCTCCGTTGTGGAGGACAGGCGAAAAGAAGCAAAATTCAAAGGCAGGACTATTTAATCATTAAGTATAGTAATCACACTAAATCCAATGTTTATGAATGAACTGATTAACAAGGACAGCGAGTGGATAATCCACTTCATGGGCAGTCTTGACCGTCTGCTTGACGGCTTCGAGCATCTGACCGCCAATTACCGCCCGACATTGGGCGGTGAACGTTTCTTCACCGACAAGGAGGTGTCGGCACGGCTGAAAGTGAGCCGCCGGACACTTCAGGACTACCGGAACGAAGGGCGCATAGCCTATATCCAGTTGGGCGGTAAAATCCTCTACCGTGAATCCGACATCGAAAGGATGCTTGCTGACGGCTACCCCTCTGCCTATCGGCTGCCAGGTACATGATTTTCTTGAAGGAGCGCAGTTTGCCGGATGCCCTATAATTGCGGAGCAATGGACTTCCGACAAAAGAAAAAAGGAACGGCTTACGGATGAAGCACCAATATCCTGCTTCGTCTGTAAGCCGTTCCTCTATATTCTCTGATTTTCCGTCAGTCGCTTGTTTCCGTTGCCGGATGCCTTTTTAAGCGTGTGGCAGGCAGTGGCAAGGTTTTCGGGCTGAATACGCTCAAACAGGTTTGAGGAAGATTCTGCCCGAAACGGCT